AGATGCTCTGAGGTTAATCACCCAGGTTGACGCGCCCTCCCCGATTTTCATGTCGTGCTTCCACATGGCGACCTTTTCCTGCGCCTGTGTCTGCATGGCAATCTGTTCGGTTTGGAGAGCCACCTGCGCGGTCTTGATTTCTTCGATCTTGGCCTGGGCGATGAACCCCTCTTTCGCCAGAGCAATCTCGCGCTCACGCTGTGCGGCCATGAGAGCTAGTTCATGCCTCTTGTCGCCGCGATCATTCAAATAATCCAAAACCTTCGGCAATCCAGCGGAGGCGAATCCCAGCAGACTGCTAATTAAACTCAACATGGTTACATCCTCTGCATTATGTAAACGGCGGCAGCTATCGGTATCGCCACGATCAGAGCGATCAAGGCAATGGCGACAGCGTTCAAAATCAATTTCTTGATCTTTCTGGCGCGAGCATCAATGGCATTCTGTCGCGCGTCTCGAATTTTGTTTCGATCTTTTATCATGTCCCGATAAGCCTCGACGCCGAAACGGTACACGATCATCTCTCGCAGCTCTCGTTCCTGCTGCTCTATTTTCTTCCGTCGCATCAGGTTTTCGATGGCCTCTTGCTCGACAGAGGATTTTGCAAAGACCTTTTTAAATAGCGGCGGATCAGAGGCTTCTTCGTCGGCTGCTTTTACGTCAGCGATGGCGCCAAACCAGGTCCCCAGTTGCCCGCCCATGTCCTCCAGCTCTCGGCCTACCTCGATCCCCTTCTTGAGAACATTGTAGGCCGAGGTGGCAATTGCCATAGCCGAGACAGGATCGAGCATGGTTACTCACCGTTGCCGTTGATCTTGTTCCACCCGCCGAGCATGAGCAGGCCAAGAACGAAAATGGTGCCTGCCCTGGCAATCGTCTGCCAGATTGTTTTCTTGATGCCGCGCCAGTCCGTAATCAGCGAGCGAAGGTCACGAACATCTGTCCCTGCGTCGTCGTCATGCAGCCCGATCTCTTTCAGAGCAGACTTCATCTCTTCGCGAACAATTTGACGCAAGGCTACTTCGTCGATGTTCATGGCGGCTCCTTACTCAACAGGCGGCTCAACAGGCGGCTCAACAGGCGGTTCAACCGAATAGGCATCGCCTACCTGCACAGAGTCATCGACGAACACGCAATCCGCGACAATCGCAGGGTGATAGCACTGCGCCAAAGAAAAACCTTCAGCGGGGATCAAGATTTCAAAAACGATACCATCGACAATTCGAGCTGCTTTCATGTTTACCACTCCACAATTACTAGACCGTTGGCGCTTCCAGAGTTGAAACCGCCGCCACCGCCAGGGAAACCGCCATCGCCACCAGTTCCAGAGCCGCCACCTCCGCCGCCGCCATTGATGCCCGGGGTAGCAAGGTTGCTGTTTCCGCTGCCGCCGCCGCCTGTTCCAATAAAATCAATAGAAAAAACTGAACCCATACCAGTGGAAGCCAGTGGTGGTTGTAGCACTCCACTCGTTTGAATATTACCCGCGCCAACTCCAGTTCCTAAGAAACCGTTTCCTCCTGGCTGAAGAGTAATGCCGCTGGCATTTCCTGTACCTCCTCCTGCTCCACCTTTGATAACTGTCGAAGTGCCTGAAGTCGGGCTGTTACCGTCCCCAAAAAGACTTGCCGCGCCTCCCCCTGCAACGGTGGTGGCGTTTGAACCGGAAGAGCCACCGGTTGCGTTAATATCTCCGCCGACTCCGCTCCCGCCTGTCACCACTCCAGAAGCGGCTCCTGACTGTCCACCTGTAGCTGAGACGTAAGACCCAAAGGACGAAGTCCCTCCAACCGCGCCCGGGCTTCCGTAAGTGCCAGCCGTGCCTACCGTGACAGGTATAAAGGTAACACCAGTAAGGTCTTCAATCACTTTGAGAGCAAAACCTCCGCCAGACCCGGCTGTAACTGTTGGTGACGAATACCTGCCTCCACCAGCACCCCAGAGCCTGACACGGAATTTCGACACACCGGCCGGTACTCGCCAGGTCTCACTTTGAAAGAAAATTCGCATCTGCCCGTTTCCGAACACGCCAGTAATAGGGTTGTAAATCTGAGAAGTAGTAGGTACTTGAGGCATTATCAGTTCCCCTGCAAAGTGACGTTGCGTTCAAGAACAGACCCGACCGCGCCGAACTTTATCGGATTGGAAAAGTCGAAACTCTGACCTGGAGACGCAAAGAAGTAGTTGGAGTTTAACGTAGCAGCACCGTTTATAGCGACAGTGCCTGTGCCTCCTGGTGACGCAGAGGAGGTAGCCACTCCGACAAGCGTATACCCGTTGGAGTTTGTCAGCGGAGTAATGCGGCCAGAAGTAGTCACTCCAGCGGTTATCGTGTCTGTTCCTTGAATCCTTCCGCAGTTGAAAGTTGTAAAGTTCAAGACCATTTTCTGGCCTGAGATTTGAGACACGTAGGCGAGCAACATCCTTTCACCACCCAAACTAGCAAGAGCTGGAGTGAAAGCAGCGCCACCGTTTGAGTTGTGCGGTATGCCCGACGTGCCGCTAAAAGAGTAATAAGGCGTTTGCGTGTATAAAACGTCGAATGTAGTGGTACTGCTTAGAAAAACAACAACAAGGTTTCCACTGCCAGTGACTCCGATCTGGTAGGGCAGCCTCGCCAGGGAAGTAGCCGTCTGCGTCGTTATCGAATTCGTGTTGACGTTATCGCCATTAGTTCCTAACAGCCTCAAAACTGCAACAGCGCCGGAAGACTGCCCTACAAAGAAAATCGATCCTGAGTTCAAGCCTATAGCTTTTGCATGTACGTATGAGGTCACGGTGCTAAGAATCGTATCTTCAGAAAGGGTCCACGTGTTTGTGCTTGTCTCAACATACGCTGTAAGCCTGTCTGGAGAAGTAGAAGAGCTGTTGCTGTACAAGAAGTACAACATATTTCCTTGCGAGGCTACTTTGTAGCCAGTAGGGTTGGCAGAAACCAAGACAGTGGGGCCGGACAACAAGTTCAAGTTTTGGTCGTAAACAGCAAAGCGAAGATCAGTAGAACTTACTCCGGTGTAAAGAATAACAACTCTGTCTCCCGTCAACGCGGCTAGATCAGGCGCATTACTATTGAGAATAGTAATGCTGGCAATTGTAGAAGTAGCTTGCACTGTCCCAGAAGCACTTAAAACGTAAAGGCTTTTGTAGAAGATGGCGAACTTGCCGCCAGGCATTGCCGTCATCGATATTTGAGGGGCGCTGGCGGACGTCGTCTCTTCTCCTAAAAGAGTAGGCGGCAAAACAATCCTGCCTTCACCATCAAATATGACGTATTTGCAAGAATACAAAGTGACACCGTTATTGGTATCGTATCCTGACCACGCCACTACTATGTTGCCATTAGCCAGGCTTACTGCCTGAGTGTAATCAACAGACGTCTGAGTAGCCAAAACTTGAGAAGCGGCCAAGATTTGTGCGCTCGTTGACATCGTATTCAGCCAACCTTGCGTTGAGGTGCTTCCCGCGTAAAAAGCAGCAGAAGTAACGCTTGACGCCGAAGGCGCATAAGCACCGGTTGAAAGAGCGCCAGTGTAGGTTCCAGAAACATTCTGTGGTGTAACCGTGAAAGGAAGCACTTCGTAAGTGGTTTTTGAAAGCCTAGACCACTGCATTGTTGAAGATTTCGCCGGTTCAGAACCATCACACAAAACGTGGATGTACCCGCTAGTTTCAATAATTGAAAAGTGAGTCGAGAGGCAGTAACTGCCAAGGATCTGGTTGAACGGGTACCCCGTGTAAGTAGAATCTGAGCCTTTGTAGACCGGGCTTATCAAAGTTCCAGAAGAGTTGTAAACGTTGACAAACAGCGATCTGAGAAAGAATTGTTCATTGTTGTTGATGCTGTTGCCAAGTTGCCAAACCACCGCCCAACCGCCGTTTGAAAGAGGCGTAGCATTGACATAAGCCGTGGCGCTAGAAGCGGTAGAAGGAATAAAGCCAACACTCGTTCCAGAAAGCGTGGTGCCAGTAAGCGTTCTGAAGAAAAAGCCGGTGTTGATGCTGGTAATGAAAACGTATTTGTCATCAGTTAAGGTGATAACGTCGCATCCTTCTCGCTGCGCTATTGTGCCTGCTGAGAAACTTGAATTAGAAATAGCGGTGTTATTTGCATTCCACAGATAGTAGACAAAAGTGTTGGCGGTGGTATTCAAGGAGACGACAACAAACGTGTCATCGCTTCTTACCGCAACCCGTGGAATTTGAGTTGTGCTCGTACCGGTGTTGTTGGTAGTCCACGTATACGTCGCGGTACCGGTGGACCCATACACTCGATGCTTGATGATGTTGCTACTGTTCTCCAGAACAGCAACCACAAAACCGCCGGACACCGGCCTGGGAGCAATGGAGAGTCGGCTTGTGGTCGTGCTGTTGGTTATCGTCACACCGGTGTCATTCTGCACAGCGGTGGTTACCGCGCCAGCGTTGGTGTAAACACCGTATCGAAGGTTGTTTGAAGAGTTGACCCACGCAACAACAAATCCGCCCCCAGAAAGAGCGCACACCACCGGACCGTAGTCTCGATTTGGTAAAGCCGTTGCTTCGATCACTGTCTCCGCAACTACGACGGCGTTGTTCTCATCCGTCACGATAAAGCACGGGCGATGACTAGTACCTGTGCCGATGGCTTTGTTGTACACCCAGACGATGTTGCCATTCGACAGTTTGGCCATCGTGCGGGGGTTGTTGTTGTGTCGATTGGCCAATGCGTACTGAAAACCGCTTGCTCCGCCACAAGAGCCTCCGTTTGGGGTGATTACCTTTTGCGATGGAACAGGGAACCGAGCGGAGCCAGGCGACGCCGACGCGCTGATTGCGGCGAAATCGTTGTTGTACTGGTACACCAGATCACCCTGCGAGAAACCGGTTGCAGACGTAACCGTGATCTCTTTCTGGGTGAAAGGGTTTGTGCTGCTGCTGCCGATAACAGACGGAGCGGAAGGAAGTCCGCTCAGGCCAAAAGAACCGTTTGCCATGTTAGTAGTCTCCACCCATTACGGTAACAACGAAAGACTCGGCGTTTGCAGTCGCAGCGCGAAGCGTGCAGCCTGGGCCAAGGATAATCGGGAAAAGGGTTTGGTAGGTGACAGCTTGCAAAGCCGCTGCCCACGCCGACACCGTACTGGACGGGGTGGCAGCCGTTACCGGGATCTCTTCGTAGAGGAAAGTGTTTGCTGCGGTGTTGGCCGCTGAGTCGCTGCTGACGAAAAGCCGAACCATGCCAGCGGTGGTCGTGCCGGTAGCCTGGATCACGACGCGCTCGATCCTTGAACCACCAGGGTAGATGTCAGAAACATACGCCGGGGCGGTCCACAGAATTTGCATCGTGCCAGTGCCATCGCGATTCGTGTTCGCGGTGTTTATGGTGGCAGACGCTTGCCGCGCGTTCTTTGTGTATTGAGCCGATGTGGCCATTTAGCTTACTCCCGCGTTGATGAGTAGAAAGGATTCAGCGCCAGTTACGAGTGCCGAAGACACCCACGCCGTTCCGTTGGAGGTCAAGACGTTCCCGTTGGCGCCAGGCGAAGACAGCCCTGTACCACCGTTGGCAGGGGGAAGCACGCCGCTCACGCCAGTAGTCAAAGGCACCAAAGACCACGACGCGGTGGTGCCATCGGTGGTCACAAACTTGAACTGGTTTCCGGCCTGACCTGGCAAAATGGCAGTGAACGCTGCGGTCTGCACGAAAGCCGTGGTGGCCAGCTGCTGGGTGTTTGTACCAAGCGCTGCGGTAGGGGCCGTAGGCGTGCCGGCAAACGCAGGCGAATTGGCAAACACCAAAGACCCAGAGCCTGTCTCGTCGGTCACTGCTGAAGCAAGCTGCGCAGAAGTAGCCACAAACGTGTTGTTGGCGAGGTCGATCGTTTTACCGGTAAGCGTCTGGGACGCTGTGGTGGTAACGATCGTGTCACCTCCCACGGTGCCGGAAGTGGCAGCCAGACTGTTGATCGAAGCGGTATTCGCCGACAGAGATGTGAACGCTCCGGTGTTTGGCGTGCCGGCGCCTACCGGCGCATTGTTTATTGATCCGCCGGACACCGAAGTGTTGGAAATTGATCCGCCGCTTATGCTGACGCTGTTGGCGTTTTGAGTGGACATCGATCCGAGCCCGGTGATATCCGAATTCGGGATAGTCGGCGATGCCGTAAAAGGGCTCGTACCGCTGCCTTTCACGTACCCTGTCAACGTGCCGACGCCACTGCCGCCGAATGCGACCGGCAGTATACCCACCACGCCGGTGGTAAGCGGAAGGCCAGTGGCGTACGTGAGAACCAAAGAGCTCGGTGTTCCAAGGTTTGGAGTGCTGGTAGCCTCCAGGCCCGTAGCGCTCGCGTTGACTACGACGACCTTGTTAGCATTTCCGGCGATTATCGGCAGCTTGTCGAAAGCCTGCGTGACAAGAGTAAACTCGTTGCGAATCGCAACCGACGCGCCTGGCGCATTTGGGGCCGGTACGTTGCCTCCGTTGTAATAGCTGTTTGTCATCTCAGACCTCGGCGGAAAGTGTAGTGCACGATGATGCTGTTGACGGTAAAGGGTTCAAGAATGTCCGATACAGTTGATATTCGAATCGCCATGTTCTCAGCGGTGCCTCGAACTTCAACTTCAGACGGCGCGATGTCAGAGCCGTCCCAAACGAACTCGTCCCATGTCCAAGAGTCCCAGTAGCTGGCTCGCAGGTCGTTCGTGTGCGAGGAGTCGCTGTCTTGCGTAAAATACTCGCTTCTATACCCTAGATCATACCCGAACTGGAACTCCGCGTAAGCATCGCCAGTCACTTCTACGCTGGCTTTTCTGTACCTTTTCAGTATTCGCGGAGAGTTGGTGCTGTTGAACGGAAGTCCAATTGAAGCAGGAATAGGGTCGCCATCGAAACTTGTGCCACGGTCTAGTTCGTACACGTATCCGTTTGTGCTGCCCAAGAACATTCTTGCCGTTCCTGAGTTGTCTTCACCTTCGAATGCGCAGTTGATGACGTGAGTGAACTGCATCGGCATAGCGCCAAGCAAATTTCCGTTCAAAATTGTCAGATAAACCCCATAGCCATCGCTGAAGAAGATCCGATACTGGCCCTTCTCACGATTCACCGTGCTAGCTGTGGCGAGATTTATGCGCGGCTGCATGAACGGCCGGATGTTCATCGTCAGAGACGCCGGCACGAAGTTACCGAAATTCAGACTCGTGCCCAAGCTGATCACGCCTCGATCGTCGAGCACGTATGCCTGGTCCATCGTCTGCGCCGTATAGGCCACCGCACCGGTGCCGGTGTTGAAGGTGGCCAGCGAGAAGTTGGCAGAGGTGGTGCCGTACAGCACCGAAGTATCGCGCCTGGTGTAGACCGCCAGCGCGCCGCTGGACTGATCGCCTGGCAGTGGCAGCAAGTTGGTGATCGTCGCGTTCATCGCGATCTCGCCAGCGCCAAGGATGGGCGCCCATTGAAACGGCAGCCCCAGGCCGGAGAACTGCAGCGATGCGCCGAATGACAGGAACAGGTGCTGGCGGTGCACGGCGACGTGCTGCGGTTTGTCGTCAGGCATGCCGGTGTTGATCGGCACCAGGTTCGTGCCGTCGAACTCCCACGCGCGATTCTTGCCATCGCAGCTGTAGGCTCGATAGTTGGCCACCCCTCCGCCGATGTTGCCGATCACGGTCTCCACACGGCCGTCTGGGGCCAGTGTGATGGCGGTGGCTGCGCCGGTGGCGACCGCCTTGGTCGCTGCGCTCACTTGCAGATTCTCGGCCGCCTGGAAGGTGCCGGTCTTGGAGCTCAGGATCAGCCGGCCAGCGGCGTTGCTGGTCGCCCAGCCTCCAGACTCAATGACAACTCTGGCCACCACACCAGTGGCACCGCTGGTCAAGCCTGTGACCGTGTTGCCGACGAAGATCTCCGCTGTGCCGGTGTTGAACCCCAGCTCAAAGCCAAAGGTCACAGCGGTCCACCCGCTGCCGCTCGAGGCGTACATGCCCAGGGCGGTGCCGCCGACGTTGTTTCGAAACGCGTACACGACACCGTTGTACAGGAAGACCCCGCGCACAGGCCCGGACCCTGGCACCGAAACGATGTCGCCACGGTACTCGTCAGCTGCCAGGTTGCGATAGGTCGCGTCGGTCAAGCCGTCGGCGACAATGCCGATCTGGCTGGTCAGCGTACCGACCGTGACAGCCGACACCTGGAGAGACTCGCCGTCTGTGAAATCGCCGCTCTCTTTTGTGACGATCAGGTTCTCACCATCGATCGCAATCACCACCGCCGTCTCGCCAGAGGTCAGCCCGGTGATCGTATCGCCGACAGCGACCACCCCAGTAAGGGCGCAATCAAAAACGTCGTAGACCGCGTCAGAGGGCCGGGGATGCCCATCGAATCGCTCGTAACCGGCGATCCGGGTGTAACCCCCGGTGATGGACGCTTCGAAGTTGGCTGACCGCCGGACGAACCCTGGCGGCAGAGACAGCGTGGGCGTGACTTGGTCCAGGCCACCGCGCAAGCGGATCAGGTCGTACTGCACCCGAGGCATCGTCGGCAGGGTGGACATGTTTCTCTCCTCAAGCCAGCGGCGGCCCGCTGATTATGTCTGGAAGCAGATCGATCTCGAGCCGACTCATCAGCCGTTTGAATTCCAGTTCGCCTCGCTGGTACACCTCTGGGGCGGACTCGTAACCGGCGTAGAACATCATCGCTCGATACACGATCATCAGGTGGAAACGAGGCGGCAGATCAGGCTCTTCTGTGGCGGTGGTGAATTCGGTGGGCTTGCGATAATACTCGCCGACGATCACGTACTGCTGATCAGGGATCGCGCCAAGGCCCAGGTTCTTGCTGGGTGGAACGATGGTCACCACGACCGGGCGCGCAGTTGTGTTGCGCATGTTGGCGTACTGGTAGAGGTTTCGGAACGTGTTCCACTCCATGTAGTTCAGCAGCTGCTCGTCGCCGTAATTGGCGCTCGGCGTGCTGGCTCTGAAGCTGTCTCTCTTCCAGTTTGCAAAAGTGGCCCCGACGCCTACTTGGGTCGGGGTGTATTGCCACTGTGAGGCCACAGTGGTGAACTGAAAAGGCAGACGCATGAATTGCCAGTCTTCATGCGCCGTTTGAATGTCAACCCACGCAGAGTTGATCCAGTTGTAAAACCGAAGCGATTCGCCGGTGAGCCCTGTGACCGTAGTCAGATCAGGACCGGTGACACCGCACTCTTGCCTGGCTCGGTTTATCAGCTGGAGGAAGTTCATTATTCACGCTCGCTCAGAATGTGCTCAAGCCACACGCGCCCTTTCGGGTTCTTGTCCTCGACAACGACGAACGGGAACACCTGACCGTGGCTTGCCACCATCGCCCACTTGTCCGGCTCAGACGGATTCGGGGTGACCTGGCGGTAACGGGTTTCCTTCATGCGGGCCAGCACTTCCAGGTACTTGCGCTTGATCGGGACGTTCGTGCCGCGCGGGATGATCTGGTTCATGCCGTTGACATTCAGGTGCGCGTAAGGCGCGTCGTTCTCATTGTTGCCGGGATGGATCATCACGACAACTGTCTCTTCCATAAACTTTTCTTCTTTGACCACTTTCTTCAGGTCGACGTTGCCAGTTACCGGCTCAATGCTCTCGCTGTCGTCGATGATTTCAATTGCGCTCGCCATCTTTTTTCTCCGTTTATTTTGAATGCTTTGCCAAAAAGGACGAGTCGAAGTTACCCGCGACTCGTCAAAAAGTTCCTCGCCCCAAGGGAATGAAAGGCGAGGAACTGACGGCGATCTTACTGGGCGCTGCCCGGCATCGCGGAGATGTCGGTGTACGCTACAGTGTTACCGGTGCCCAGAGTAGAGGTGCCGGGAGTGAAGGTTTCGCTGGAGCTGGTGCTGACCTTGATCAGACCGAACGGGGTTCGGTTTGCGGCAGGGGCACCAGGTACCGGGCAGGGGTCACCGGCCGCGACGATCGGACCCTGAGAGGTCGTCACGTTGCCGCTGGCGTCAAGCCACAGACCGAACAAGCAAGCCTGGCTGTTGCCCAGGGCTGTGTGGCCGCTGGAGAAAGGCAGGTTGTTGGTAATGGCCTTGGACTTGAAGATCCCGTTGCTGGTGAACGTGATCGCGGCAGTGGTCTTGAACGTGCCAGCAGTGGTGCCAGCAGCGATCGCGCCAGAGGTCAGCGACACGAAGCCGCTGTTAATCTGTTCAATATTGTAGGACATGCTCGTGTCTCCTTAAGCGGAAATGGTTGGGGTCACCGCAGCGGCGGTGGTCGGCACTGTCGCGGCGTTGTAGTCAGTGCGAAGCTGATTCAACGCTGTGGCCAGGGCGGCGATGTCGGTTTGCATAGCGGCAAGCAACGGCTGGATCTCACGCGAGGTGAGCGCGTCCGGCACTTTAGGCATGCGTTGTTTTATGCTCTCGGGCATGTTGATCTCCTCAAATCACAAAGCTGGGCGCCCCCGAAGAGGCGCCCAAGCAGGTTACAGGGCGGTCACACCGGCTTCGATACGGGCCATGAATGCGTCGTTCAGACGCACGCTGGCGAACCATGTCGAGGCACCCACGTAGCCGAACTGGCCCAGCGGGTTGGCGTGGTTGGTTTGAGAAGCCTTCAGGACGATAGGCTTGATGGAGGACATGCCTTTGAGAGCTACCTGGCCCCAAGCATCTTCACCGATCACCAGGAACGGGTACACGTCGACGTTGGCTGCACCGATGGACAGACAGCCATTGAGCGTGCCAGAGCCGGCGGCCAGGAAGGACTTCAGCAGCGGAGAGCTGATGAAGCGGAAGTCTTCACAGGCACCGATCTCGCGATCGTGGATGGGCTTGAAGCTGCCGTACTCTTCCACACGGGTGAAGCCCGGCAGGTTACGCACGTCAGCTACCGCGTCAGTGTGGCAGAACACGATGAACGCGGGCTGCACTGCGCGGGTGCCGAAGTTGACACCAGGAGCCAGACGGCTGGTCACGCGGCGAGCACGGTTGCTTTCCAGCGTACGTGCGGCCTTGCGGATAGCATTCAGGCTGATCGGGGTGTTGATGCCGGCGCGGGTTGTGCCGTTGGCGTAGATCACAGTGGACCCGGCCTTGAGCACGCCGTAGCGCACCATCTCCATCACTTCGGCCATGGTCTCGCCAGTCAGCTTGACCATCTCGCCGGGGATGTCGTCTTCGTACAGCTGCTCAACTTTGGAGCTGTACTTGAAGAGGATACCGTACTGCTGAAGCTGCACGGAGACGTCCTGGAAAGTGATGGTGTTGCTGTTCGGCGTTACGCCTTCAGCCAGTACGAAGTTGCTGGCCTCGATGTTGGGGGTGCCAACATAGCGAGAAGAGCCTTCGATTGTTGTGCCGGCAGCAGAGGCGCCGAACGGCAGAGTACGACGGAAGACCAGCGTGTCAGTGCTGTTCATCGGCATCTCGCGCTGGGTACCGAAGTCGCCCAGAACGGTGATGGGTTGTGCGTGTTCAAGCATACCTTGCGCTGCGCGGATTAGGTTACGCGACGCGACGGTACCGTAATTTTGAATTGCCATGGGGCAGATCTCCTAAGTCAGTTTGTTAAAGGCCCTGCTGCGCTTTTTTCTTAGCGAGCTGCCTGGCCTCGTAGTTCCACAGTTCTTCGGGTGTCATTGTGTCGAGTGTTTTCGACTTGCTTGACTCACCGGGCTTCGTTACTACAGCGTTGGAAAGCGTGGCTCTTCGCTGATTTTTTATGTCAGCTACCGTCGTCGTGGTAGGAGTCCTTGCAGCCTTGAACAGATCAATCACCCTGGTCGCGTCAGCGGCCTTGGGACTGTCGATCAGGTTGTACACGTCAACGGGCTGGGCGCCGATCCATTTGACGAACTCGTCACTGTTGATCGTCTCCCGCCAATCGCTGTGCTTGGTCTCCAGCTTGGCGTACTCGATGGCTTCCAGGGCTTCGGTCCTGATCTTCTCGGTGCGCTCTTCGATCAGCCTGTTCAGCTGCTCTTCCGAAACGCCCTGTGAAGGCTGGCCGACCTTGGTGCCAACGTACTCTTCCATCGCTTCAGCCCACTCAGGGAAATCCTGTTTGAGCTGTTCCCACTTCTCCGGGTTCGCAGTGGCTTTGGCAACGTCGGTCTGGGTTGGCGTCGCAACTTGTGACAGTCGCTTCTGCTCTTCCCGTTCTCTTTGCCAGGCCGCTACACGCCCCTCTGCTGAGAGGACATGATTCCTGAGATCCTCGTTCGCTTTTTGCAGGTCCTCGATCTTGGCCAGAAGTTCAGGAGGCAACCCTTGGAAGGGGTCAACCGGTTCTGGCTTTGACTCTGGCTCTGGTTCAAGCTCTGGTTCTGCCGAAAGAGCTGGATCTTCCAGGTCTTCTGACAGGCCTTTCGCTTCTTCGTCCCACAGCTTTTGCGCTTCTTCAGCGCTCAGGATCTGCTCTTCGCTCACTTGTTTCTCCGTCATCTGTCTTCGGGCGAATTTGTATTCGCCTCTCAACTGGCCCGGCAATGTCATTCAGACATCGGCGGAGCCCCCACCTCAAGAGTCGCCATTTTTGGCGAGTCTAGAATTCTTTTGAGCACTCGGATCTCGCCCCTGTAGGCGGCCGTTTCTTCCGCAGAAAGTCCGAGCGTGTCGTTTTTCTTACGCACTTTGTCCAGTTCTTGAACGGCCCATCGTTCCAATTTGAGCCACTCTTCTGGAGCCAGATTCAACGCATTCTGCATGCCTATTCCCTTGATATTAAAGGCAATCCTATGACAGGAAGCGCAGTTTGTACAGCGTACTCTGATATAGCGTAACAATTTCGTCGAGGGCGTTGTTCAAAGCGCTCTCTTCCTTCGGGCAGATCTGCTTGCGATTGTCGTCGATCCACGCCATCTGCTGCTCGAGGATGTCGCTGATGTCGCCTTCGAATTCGTTGTCGATCAGCGGAATGTCCAGCAGCTCATTGAATCGGCCCTGGTACGCTTCAACAAAGCCATCGACCAGCGGGATCACTCCCTCGTAGAACGCGCCCAGCGCCATGTGTTCCGCAAAAGAGGCGGTGCGCAGGTGCTGTCGGTGCGTCAGGTCTCGCGCCACGAAGATCATGGCCACCATCATGCCTGTCTGTTTCATGCTCAGTACCCCGTCTTGCCGTATCGCGGGAAGGCGGCCAGGATGACCGTGATGCTGCTGCCAGTGCCGCCAGAGTTAAGCGGCCGCACGAACAGAGGCGTTTCGTTGCTGGTATGCACACTCGCCTCGGTGTAAGCCATTGGAAAGGACCCGCCGTGGCCGGCGTTGCCGGAGCCGCCTCTCTGGGTAAGCGTGTCCCAGGTTGTCCCGTCGTTAGAGCCCTGCAGCGTGCAAGTAGCCCCGCCGAATGTGCCGCCCACCTGGAACGTTAAATCACAAACTGCTGGAAGACGGAACGGCGACCCGCTGTCCGTACCGCCCAAGGCGTCCCACGTCACCACAATCGCCCCGTCTCTGGTGCTTGAAAACTGTACTGTTGCCATCACTTGCTCCTCATCGCTTTGCTGAGCAAGCCATCACGCTTGCCGGGTTGTTTGGCCGCCGCTTTGAATGCCTCGTCGGTCGGCGCACCTTTGCTGCCTGGCTCGCGCATTCTTTCGCCAGAGCCGGCTTCGATTCTTTTACGCTTGGCGTGGATGTTCGCGTACAGCCCTCTCATCGTTTCGCCCTCATCGCTTTGCTGAGCAAGCCTGCGCGCTTGTCCGCCTGGTTGAATTCTTTGGCCACCTTCACAGGCACGCCCACCTTGGCAGCGAACTTGGGGTCATGCGCCGCTGCTGCCATCAGTCGCCGCTGCTTGTCTGATACGGAAGGCATACGTAAGTCCTTGATTTTCTTACCATTTAACTTTGTCGGCCCAGTACGCCGCGCTCATCTTGCCCTTGGCGATGTTGCTGGCGTGGCGCGCCTTGAACGCCTTGTTGCGCGCGGAGCCGTCCGGGGAGCCTTTCACGCCCTGCTGCCCAAAGCGGATGATTTTCTCTTTTCCGTCCGCGCAGGCTTTGACGACGTGGCTCTTCTTCGGGTGGTCTGGAGTGCTGCGCGGAGCGTTGCACTTCATCTGGCTTTTGATCAGGCCCTTGCTCATATCCCGCTCCCCATCTGCATTTTCAGGCGCCGCTCAGCGGCAAACAGGTTCTGCTTGCTGCGCTCCCTGATCGCAGTCTCGCCCAGCTTGGCCTTGATCTGCTCCAGGGTCATGTTCTGCGCGTTGGCCATCTTGAGCATTTCCAGCTCGATCATCTGCTGCCGCTCCTCACGTCGGGCGCGGATAGCTTCCTGGGCAATCTGCAGACGGGTCTGCAGTTCCAGGATGTCGCCTTGGTTCTGCGCCTGCACACGCTGAACGTCTGTCTCGGCGCGGATCTTGGCAGCAGCAATGCGCGGGTCTTCAGCCTGGCCCTGCTGAGCGGCCTGGCGTTCTGCATCGATGATCGCCTCGATCTCCTCTTCCGGTCGGAAGATCTCCGCCGGGTCGACGTGCTGCGCCTGCAGTGATCGCTCGAACAGCTTCTTCGGGTCGATGTACTTGGCGTAGATCGGATTGGCCGCTGCAGCAAGCAATTGCATGAACGCTTGGTTCTGAATGTCTCGCACGATCAGCGTGCTCGATCCTCTCGCGTCGATAGAGAAGTCGCCTTTTATGCTGCTGTCTTCGTTGTAAAGCATGTTCCAGTCATAGCAGCGTCGGATGTGCGGCTTGGTCACCATGTCGTCGAATTGCTTGACCAAGCGTTTAAGTACGACGTTGGCTGATGTCATCAGCATCTGCATGCCGCCAACGGTGTCAGGGGCTGTGCCCTGTTCGCCTTGCATGAGAGTCGGCACGCCGGTCTCTGCGTCAGCAAGCTGCATGGCCATCTCGATGATGTTGGCCAGCTCGCCCTGGTGGCTGTTGAATTCGAACGTGGCGAACGCCTTGCGCACGTCGTCCAGGTCGTCTGTGGCGAACCAGATCTTGCGTGCGGACAGGTTCCACGTCTTGTCGGCCGGCGAGATAAGGCCGGGCTTGACGACGATCTGCGGGCCGCTGGAGACGCCGGCGTTGTCCATCATCTGGCGCCATGCCGCGTTCAGGACCTTCTGCTGTGCGCGCATAAGGTACGGCACGCCGTATCCCCACACCGTGTTGCCAGCCTTCTCCCAGACGAAGAAGTCGTAGGGCAGGGAGCCGTCTTCCAAGGGGTTCAGGAACGCCTTGACCACCGTGTCGTTGATCATCACCACGGTCGCGCTGATTGACTTGAGCGGGTCCTTGTCTGGCAGCCGCATCCCAGTGGCCTTGAGGTCCTCGTAGTCGACCTCGCCCGTGTACTCCCACTTCTCGTACAGGTCTTCGGCGATGTCGGTCTGCTCTTCGTCGCGGATCTCCTGCATGGCGTGGCTGCGCTTGGGGCCTTCCTCGAGCACCTTGCGCAGCTGGTCCTTGATGTAGCCTGGCTGCTTGGCCAGTTCTCGCACTCGGCGCGCCGTCAGCTCCTCGCGCTCATAGATGCCCTTGCCGTTCTGCACGTTATCGCCGCACCCCGGATCAGGGAACACGTTGCGCGGGTCGATGCGGTAGCTGGAGGGTGACTCTTCCTCGACCATGACCAGCGTGTGCACAGACTCACCGCTCATGGGGTCGACCACTTCCTTCCAGGCTTTTCGGAATCGATTCGTCACCACGGGGCCTTTGAGCACACCGGTGCCCAGCTTGGCAGCGTCGTGGATCATCTTGCGCAGCTCGCCGTTGTAGTCGCACTCGACCAGCTGATCCTCGATCTCGGTCTGCATGGCTTTGGCTTTTTCGTTGGCGTCTCGCATGATCGCCCGCGCGATCTTCTTCATGGGCACCGGGTTGCCCTGCTCGTCCGTGACCGTCTCGCCGGTCATGGGGTCGACTGCTTCCTGGCCGTCCTGCACCAGCTCGCTGATCAGCGGGTCCGGTGTTGGCTTGATGCCCCAGTTGCGGTCGTCTGTGGGCAGTATGATGTCGGTGAACCGGGCCTCGGCGGCGTTGGTCTTCTGCCGTGTCAGGCCGATGTAGACGGTCGAGCGATGAGGCTTGGCGCCCTGGGTGGTGACCGGGTAGCCCTGCTCGACGCTGGTCATCATCTGGCTGGCTGCCTTGTTGATGTTGTCCTTGCTGTCGTACTGGTCCTCGTCTTCGCTCCAGCGTTTGTCGACGCCCAGGGAGTACCGGGCGCGAACCCACTTGTCGCGCTGACGCCCCATCGACTGGCCAAAGGCCTGCAGCTTGGTCAGGCGTTCCTGTTCTTCGTTCTGCTCGATTTCTTCGGGCGTGTGCATGTCAGTACCCTGCCACTGGATCAAAGATGCCGAACGGCACTACCGGCACATTGAAGCGCTGGGTGCCCGTCTCGGACTGTGTTTTTGCGGATCGCCGCATCATCATTGCGTACCTGGTAGCGGCCATGAGGTCGTCGACCTTGGTGACGATCAGGCCGTCCTTGCGGTGGTACAGGCGGAACTCCTCGAACCACTCGCTCAGATGACTGAACACGCGCAGTCTTCGGGTCTGCATCCGTTCCAGCATCTGGGCGACGCCCGCCTCGAGGCCATTGCTGCCATCCTCGAACGTGGCCCGCTCCTTCAGCATCGCCAGCCCTTGGGCCTTGTACTGCGCAGCCAGCTGCTGGCCAGAGCCCTTGTCGCGTTGCAGGCCATCGTGCGGCCAGGCGACCGGTATCCAGTCGCCTCGACTGCGGATCGCTGCAGCGTGCTGCACGATCGACGTGTCTTTGACCCGGTACGTGTCGGTCACGTACAGCGTGTCGCTGTCACGGTCCCACGCCAGCCACACTGCTGCGGTGGGGTGGTCGATACCGAAGTCGATGCCCACGATGCGGGACCAGTGTGCTGGGATCTGGAACGGCTGTATCGCCACCGCCTCGTCTGCGAGAGGGAAGACTCGGCCGGAGCCCATAGACGGGATGCCTTTGGTCCGCGCGTCTCGCTCGTGCTCGGGGTAGCTGGCGATGATGCGCTCTCGCTCCTCGGCGCTGTAGTGCTCAACGTCGTGCACGGTCATGTTCGTGACTGTCGTGCCGTCCGGCTTGTCTAGCAGGAAACGGCGCACCACGTCGGACATGCCCATCAGCGGGGTGAACGTGACGAACACCAGGCCGCCGGTGGCGTTGGTTCGCGTGAGCGCTTCGCTGTAGATCGGCATGGGAGGCTCTTCGTCGAGCCAGACGCCGTCGACCGTGTCCGCCTGCCATTTGGTGCGGCCCTGATCGTAGGAGTTGAACTGGATGACGCTGTTCTCGCCGCTGACGTGCTTGACAATACAGCTGGCCACCGCGTCAGCGACGCCCTGGCGCATGCTCGTGTCGACGAGGCAGTCGTAGGGTATCGCGCCAGTGCCCCACTCCTCGCGCAGCTCAGGCGGCCCCAGCAGGAGCCGCTGTTGGCCTTTGCGCGTGAGCTCCGCAGATTCCGACCCGATCATCCACCGCGTGGCCCGTGGGAATCGTCTGCCGGTCCACCACTCCGGGTACCGGCCAGTGGCGTGCATGGCCACCTCGAACGCGCCGCTGAAAGTCTTACCGGACTGGTTCGCCGCCATGAACAGGCGCTCACGGTAGTCCGCCCCTGCGCTGTGGAACTCGCGCTGCTTGCCATACGGCGTGTATGCGGTGAGCCGATTGCGCTTCTTGCGCAGCTCCTTCTCGCGCAGCAGATCATAGACTAGCTGCTTCTCCTCGAGGGAGAGCCTGGACAGGTCTATGGACGGCTGCGCAACAGTCACTCGGTCACCGCCTTGGCCAGCAGTGTCGCGAGACGCTGATCCAGCTCCTCGGATGACAACTCGAGCGCGCCGGAGACTTTCATCTCGACCGCTTTCAGCTTGGGCTGGTTATATTGTAACAATTCGGTCAGCGTGCGGATTTTGGTGTCGGTGTCGACCAGGCCAGTGGTGACTATCTGGCCTTGGGCGTCGAGCACCGGCCTGCCTTTGGCGTCGAGCACCGGGACTCGAGTCGCCAGCGCGCGGGCGATCTCCACAGCCGGGTCCAGGCCAGCCTCGAGGCAGGCCTCTGCGACGGTGCGCAGATTGATGCCCCCAGGTCGACGCGCGGACGTGTGGCCGGCGTGCCCGCCCCCGTTACGCCTGCCCGTGGTGGGCGAGACGTGCAGACGCCCCGACACGGTCGAGGGCACGTCAAAAGCGTTGGACGTGGCGAGCAGAGGGGCGCCGTCGTCGTCCTCCTCTGGCCGCCGCTGCTTTTTCGCCTGTGCTCTGTAGGGGATCTTGGCGCTCATACCTTGCCTGGGATCACACCGCCGCTGAAACCGCTGATGGCGCCAGGCTTACCGCCGTGCGACTTGTACGGGGTCTGGGTGGCGTTAGTGCCGGGCATCGGCACGCTGACTTTGCCAGGGATCTCGCCCTTGCCTTGAGTCTGGTTGCTGCCGGTGGGGCCGGCTGATCCTGCGCGGAAAACGTCTTTCATCACATCATCTCCTCTTCGGTGGCTGCTTTTTCGCGTGCGGTAGCCTCGGCGTTCCACATCGCTTCGGGACTCTCTTCTTCGGCGCCGACCAGATCCTCGATGGCGTCCAGGGCCTCTTCTACGGCCTCGAACGACATCATCTGCGGAGCGCCGCCGTCCATCTCCACGGAGACAGACACTGCGCCATCGTCGGCAATTTCGAGCGTGATTTTCTGCGGCATGCTGTTTCGTCTCCTGTGAGTTGTCGCCGATCGCGAGAATAGCCGCGAAGGCTTGATAGATCAAGACTTTAAACCTGATCAAGATTTTCTCTATTTGTTTTTTCTATCGATCCGAAGAAACGGATAGAAAAGATTATTTGCTAAATGCTTGACGTTAAGTATCAAGCACCGTAGTCTGTAATCACCACTGCGGACCGGCGCAGACCAAACACCGGGGGCCGGGGCGGATGCTCCAACGAGACAAGCCGGCCAATCGTATAGCGCTGACGCTGCGCTACTGATGAGGCCCAGCAGGCCGAAACGATGAGTCCCAGGAGGATGCAACATGTCTGA